CTTAAAGAGGGTAGTCTAGCAACTAAATCAGTGTTCTTTCAAAATCAGGATTTATTCAAAGAGCGTAAAAAACTAATCTTTGAACAAGATCATACTGCAGAAACTAGTACTTTACTAGATGAAAGCAATATTAAGGATTTAGAGAAGTAACATATATTTATATCAGTAGACTTACATACTCATGAAAATTAAGCATTCGAAGTATAAAAACACAGGCCTTATTTTTGAGCTGTTGGTGAAGCAAATTGCTGCCGACACTCTATCGAGGAAAGACTCCCCGGCCGTGAAGGTACTCAAGAAGTTCTACACAGGTAAAACATCGCTAGTTAGAGAGTTCAAGCTTTACGAATACATCCTTAAGAACAAAGGAGTATCCCAGCCCAAAGCCGACACCATCGTCTCCACTATCATCGAGATCTCAAACAAGTTAGATAGAACAGCTATCAAGAAGCAGAAGTACGATCTTATCAAAGAGATCAAAGAGTCTTACGACCTAGAGGAGTTCTTCTCAATGAAGGTCCGGGACTACAAGCCGCTGGCTGCTCTGTACTGCTTGATGGAGACTCAAAGCTCTGAAGATCTTGCCGATCCTAAGTTCATCGTCGATAACAGAGTTACTATTCTAGAGCACTTGACTGCTAAGAAGCAAAACGAAGACGATGTTAAGGATGCGATGATCGAAGAGTTTTCAAAGTACGATAAGGATTTAAGATTACTTACTTACAAGATTCTCCTGGAGAAGTTTAACGGAGAGTATGAAAATTTCCTACCTCAGCAGAAAGATATCCTTAGAGAGTTTATCACCGCTTCTGAGTCACAGGTCAAGCTTAGGAATATGATCAACGAGGAGCTAGAGAAAATTTCTATAGAAGTTAATGCTCTTACCCCTAAGGTCAAAGACGAGATTATTAAGATCAAGATCGACGAAGTTCAAAAGCTTATCAAGCCTTTGGATAAGAAGACCCGGATTGATGACAATCACATCGTCAATCTCCTTCAGTACTATGAACTTGTTAACGAGCTAAAGACTTTATGAAAAAGCATAAATTCACCGAGCTCCTCAGAGAACTTATCCTAGACCGGCTCAGCGAGATGAACGTCACCGGAGCGATAGGAGCGCCCCAAACCCCTTACGCTTTTTCGAAAGGGAAAAAAGACAACAGAGCCGTCACCGCAATGAAGAGCTTTGGTTACACTAAGACAGAGAGACCAAAGAGACCTTCCAACACTAAATTGTTTGATTTCAGATGAAAACACTACAAGAAAAATATAATGCTATTTTAGAAGGAAACTTCTCTAAAGTACAATTCGTAAGAGATGCTAGACTAGCACACTCTAACCTCATTACCCAATTCAACAGCTTTGCAGACACCGTCGCTATCCTTAAGAACAAGGGGATGGTGGTAGAGGCTAAGAAAGCTGAAGTAACAGCTTACAAGAAGCCAGAAGTAGATCCTATCGACATGGTTGCACCGGATCTTTTGGATCACGGTATTGAAGCCGAGCTTCATGCTGCAGGCATCACCGGTACTCCTTCAGAAGAAGAGTACGCAAAAGCAAAAGAGAAAGCTGCTAAAGAGCTTATCAAAGATCCTCTTTGCTACAAGAACGCCCAGACCATGACCGAACCCGGTGAGAAGATGGAGAAAGCAAAGCTAAGTGAAGAGACTGCTCTAGACAGGGTTGAGAGAAACGCTTCTAGCAAAGTTCAAGATAAGCTAGGAGATATTGCTGATACAGTAGCTGAGAAACCAGCCTCCGTAGGAGCAGCTTTTAGAAAAAAAGTGCTTGCAAATCCTACACACTACGTTAAGATGTCTGCTCACGAACTTAAAAAAGAGTTTAACAAGTTTAAGCTTGAAGAGGGGTACGAAGATGAAGAGGAAGGATCTGGTTATTCGTACGAGTATAAAGAAGGTGACGGTGCATCTGAAAAGGAAATACAAGGAAATATAGACCACTATAAGAAAAATCCTTTGATTTGGAAAATGCAGGCAAAAAAAGATTTTGAAAATATGGCAGCTGGTGAGTCGGCTGATACAAAAACTGAACACTATCCAGAGTGGAAGAAGGAAGATTTTGAGAAAGTACTTAAAGCCCTTGCAGAGAGTCCAAACATGAGTGAAGATGACGTTAACGAACCCGGTATCGATCCTCGAAGAACCACCACTACTGATTACGATTCATCTGCGAAACAAAAAGAAGACGGCACTTACGATATTTCAGGAACGATGAATGTACCCCGGCTCGAAGAAGGCGACGGTGCACCGGAGGAGGAACTTGAAAAACACATTATGGAGTTTGATATCTATAAAAATTCGTTAAAGAATAGTGGTAAACACGCTTATAATACAAAATTAAAAGATTTTAAAGATCTTGCAGCTGGTAAATTAGGTGATATAAAAGACCAGCTCTTTCCCTCGTGGAAGAAAGAAGATTTCGCTAAAATAATTAAAGACCTTCCAGGTCCTTTTCTACTAGAATCTAACTCGCAGCAAGAAACCCAGCTCAAAGAAGCAGTAAAGTCTTTAATTAAGAAGACTCTAGAATCATAATCATGGCAAATCTCTTAATTGAATATACCCCTTTCCGTCCTACGATCACCGAGTCCGTAAAAAGACCCGGTATCTTCGAGGTTGTGGGTGTTATGCAGAGAGCCAATGCCAAGAACCAAAACGGAAGGATCTACGAAAAAGACATCCTTGCAAGAGAGGTCAAGAAGTACATGGAAGCTTTCGTTAAGGTGGGTAATGCATACGGGGAGTTAGATCACCCGGAATCACCTATCGTCTCACTAAAAAATGCTTCCCACGTGGTGAAGGATCTTTGGTGGGATGGAGATAACCTAATGGGTAAGGTTGAGTTACTGAACACCCCAGCTGGCAACATCGTGAAAGAAATCATCAAGGGCGGTCATACGATCGGTATCTCTTCAAGAGGCACAGGCTCAGTCCAGCCCATCGGTGAGAATACCTTAATGGTGAAGGACGACTTCGAACTTGTGTGTTGGGATTTCGTATCGAATCCCTCCACTCACGGAGCATTTTTAAACCCCGTCTCCTTAAATGAGGTAAAGCAGGTAGTAGATCCTTACGCCCGGCTTCACAACATCATAGGTGACATTCTTAGAGCGTAAAAGTAAAAAATAAAAAAAAAATGAACAATTTCGATTTAAAAAAATTCTTAGTAGAGAACAAACTCACTACTAACTCTAAGGCGCTAAGTGTAAACGAAGCGGCCGAAATGAAAGACGGGGAATACATGGTTGACGGAAAACAGGTAAACTTTGATTCTATTGAACTAGGTAAAGACGACTTTGGAAACGGACTAGAGTGGTTCATCGATAAGGCCACCTTTGTTGACGGAACCGAACTAACCCCAGATCAGCTAGAAGAGCTAACCGACCTATACTACCCTAACGGTAGACACGTATCCATGGAGGATATGTAAACTAAGGGAATACCCTAAACATTAATTTTAATTATATTTGTTATGACATCACAAGAGTTATTCGAAAAAATTGATACTTTGTATCAAGAGTTTGTAATCAATCACGGTAAAGAAACTAAGGCTGCCAAGGCAAGAGCCCGAAAGTCTTTAGGAGAGCTTAAGAAGCTCGTGACTGAATACAGAAAAGTTTCTACAGCCGAAAGCAAGGCCAAGTAATGGCAGGGTCAGCTAAAAAAAGAAAAGCGGCATTTAAGCCCTTAAGTCGGAGCACCAAGCTCAAATTTAAGAAAAGAATGCTAGCCAATCTTAAGACCTTAGCTAGGCTAGAGACTAAATAAATTTTCCCCTAGGGCGCTACCTTTGGGAGCCCCGGTCGAAAGACTGGGGTTTTTTGTTTTTATAACTTATTTGTATTTATATAAGAATATATCGTGAATGATACGATATTTAAAGTAAAAAAAATTACTATTACGCCCCACAAAATATAATGGGTGTACAAATCCAAAGTTAACATTATGGCTAACAAAGATTTATTTAAGCAGGCTATCGCCGACGCTAAATCAATTCGTGAAGCTGCTATCGCTAACGCAAAACTTGCTTTGGAAGAGTCTCTTACTCCTCAACTTAAAGAGCTTTTAGCTCAACGTCTCACAGAGATGGAAGAAGAGGATGCACCCACCACCGTTATTTCTGAAGAAGAAGTAGCTGAGGAGGTTCAAGAAGAGACCCTTGAAGAAGCAATCGGAGCGGAAGAGGAGCACTCAGAAGAAGGTGAAGTAGAAGGAGATGAAGCCGGCGAAGAAGCTGAGGTTGATTCTGAAGAATCAGAAGACGAGGCTGAAGAAGAGGTAGGAGAGATGAGTGTTGAAGACCTTAAGGACTTGATCCGGGACGTACTTATGCAAGTAATGGGCGACCAGGAACAAGGAGAAGAGGACGAATTAGAAGCCGACGCTATGGACATGACGGGAGATGATATGACAGCTGTAACTGATACAGAAATCAATATCGACGAACTTATGGCCGAGCTAGCGACTCTTAACAACCCCCAGGGACTTACAGCACACGGTAACGTTGCAGAAGTAGAAGAAGCAGCTGATCCTCTTAGAGAATCAGCAATTGCCGAACTAAAGAAGCATATGAAGCCCGGAACTATGGAAGGTATGAGAACATATGCTGAAGCAAAAGGCATGGACGTTCATGAAGTCCTAGGAAAGATGGTTGAATACGGAACTACCGCTGAAGTTAAGAAAGTCGCTGAACTGATGGGAGTTGCTGAAGCCTTGGGCGAAGCTGCTTACCACAGAATAATGGAAAGACTAACTTCCGAGATGAAGCACGCTCCAGAAATGGAAGAGAACGTCATGGCAGATCTAGCTATTTTCTCAGCTCAAAACCCAGAGCAAGTAATGGCAGCTATTTTAGCAGCTGTTCCCGCTCTTGCTGCTGCCGGAATGGGAGTTGAAAAGATCGTTCAAAAAATCAGAGGCGGAGCAAAAGACGCAGCGAAAGCTGGCGAAGAAGCTCCTACTGCCGACGACCTTATGGAAGCTCTATCAACCATCGAAACTCTTCGAAACGATTTAAACGAGACTAACTTGCTTAACGCTAAGTTACTCTACGTCAATAAAGTTTTTAAAGCCAGCAACCTATCTGAATCGCAGAAAGCCAGCGTCATTGCTGCTTTTGATAAAGCCGAGACAGTGAAGGAAGTGAAGCTAGTATACGAAACAGTTAGTGAAAATGTTTCTTCTGTAGGTAAGAAAGAAGTAGTGAGGGAAGCCAAGGGCTTTGCCTCTGCTGCTGCAGGAATCTCTACCAAACCAGGAGTAATCACAGAAACTAACCAGGCTGTATTGCGTATGCAAAAACTTGCAGGAATTATTAAATAACATATAAAAATTTCAAAATGGAATTAAACACTCTTTTAAACGAATCAGCTCAAGGCTTTAAGTCTTTGCAAGCTGACGCCGGTAGACTCGCTGACAAGTGGTCTGCAACCGGTCTTCTTGAGGGTCTATCAAACGACATCGACAAGAACAACATGGCTATGGTGCTTGAAAACCAAGCCAAGCAAATCATCAAGGAAGCTAACGCTACCGGAGGCGGTGCCATCGGTACTGCTACAGGTAATGCTGAGCAGTGGGCTGGTGTAGCTTTGCCACTTGTAAGAAAGGTATTCGCTCAAATCGCTGCTAAAGATTTCGTATCTGTACAGCCTATGAACCTTCCTTCAGGTCTGGTTTTCTACCTTGACTTTAAGTACGGTAACAATGCTAACGGCTTTACTGCCGACAGCAATATGTACGGTAACGTATCAACTGCCAACAGCAAAATCGGCGTTGACACTGAAGTAGCTGGAGGCCTTTACGGTGCCGGTCGCTTTGGATACACCATCAACTCAGCTTCTTTAGCTATCACTCAGTCTACTGGTGCTGCTACTTCAGCTTCTATCGCTTATCAAGACGGCATTCTGCCTGCTTCATACAAGACTGTAACTGTTAGTATGAGTGGTCTTTCTGCTGATCTAAAAGGTGCAAGAGCTTTCCGCCTGATTTCTGGTTCAACCGACGTAACTACTAACCCAGAACTTACTACTGTATCTGGTAACAACGTTATCTTCGTAGTATCTGGTTCTGCCCTTACCGTAACTGCCGAGATCACAGGATCAGTTATGTACCACAAGCAGCCTACTGACAACACGAGAGGTGACTTCGAATTCACTGGCGGTGCTGGAGACACTACTCCTGCTATCCCAGAGATCAACGTATCCCTAGCTTCTGAAGCTATTGTTGCTAAGACTCGTAAGTTGAAGGCTCAATGGTCACCAGAATTCGCTCAGGACTTGAACGCTTACCACAGCATCGACGCTGAGGCCGAGTTGACTTCAATGCTTTCTGAGTACATTTCTATGGAGATCGATCTCGAGCTTCTTGACATGCTTATCCAAGACGCAGTTACTACTGAGCGTTGGTCAGCTGAGAACAACAAGATTTGGAACGGTACTAACTGGACCACTTCTACTTCAGATTTCTACAACACACAAGGTCAGTGGTTCCAAACCCTCGGTACTAAAGTACAGAAGGTATCCAACAAGATCCACCAGAAGACTTTGCGTGGAGGTGCTAACTTCCTAGTAGTTTCTCCAACTGTTGCAACTATCCTCGAGTCAATCCCAGGATATGCTGCTGACACAGACGGCGACAAAATGGATTTTGCAATGGGCGTTCAGAAAGTAGGTCAACTTAACAGCCGCTACCGCGTCTACAAGAACCCATACATGACTGAAAACGTAATCCTTATGGGCTACAGAGGTTCACAGTTCCTAGAGACAGGAGCCGTTTACGCTCCTTACATTCCTCTTATGATGACACCTTTGGTGTACGATCCACAGAACTTCTCACCAGTGAAAGGTATCATGACTCGTTACGCTAAGAAGATGGTTCGTCCAGAATTCTACGGTAAGATCTTCGTCTCTGACGTAGCTACTATCTAATAGAATCTTAGTAAGATGATATAGAGAGGGGCCTTCGGGCCCCTTTTTTATTTCTATTTATTGACATATTAACTAACGTTACGTGCATGTCCTCAAATCATCATGAAGACGAAGTCTTCAAAGCAAAGAGACGTCCAAAGAATCCTATCAAGTTTAACATCACGTTAAACGAAGAGCAGAAGGCCGCCAAAGAAGTAATTCTAAGTAACCCCGTAACAGTATTAAGAGGTATGGCCGGTAGCGGTAAGACCTTGGTGGCTGTACAGACGGCGTTAGACCTGCTCTTTACCGGACAGGTGGAGAAGATTATCATCACCCGGCCTACGGTCTCTAAAGAAGATATCGGTTTTCTACCCGGTGATATCAGAGAAAAGATGGACCCGTGGCTTGCCCCGATCTACCACAACCTATACCTGCTATACGATAAGGTGAAAGTCGACCGTGAGGTAGAAGATGGAAGGATAGAGATTCTACCCTTTGCGTTTATGAGAGGTAGGACATTTATCAATGCATTTGTGATTGTAGATGAAGCCCAGAACGTAACCCACACCCAGATGGAGATGGTGCTAGGAAGACTAGGTAAGAACAGCTGGATGTCCATATGCGGGGATCTAGCCCAGATCGACCTCAAGACCAAAAAAGAGACAGGTCTTTCATTTTTAACCCGGGTCGAAGAGCAGGTTAAGGGCGTACGTGTTGTTACACTTAAACAGAACCACAGACACCCAATCGTTGAGCCGATCTTAAAGGTATACGAGACCTTTAGAGATTGAACTGTCACTGCTATTTATATTTAAACTGTAGACATGGCAGATATTCAGATTTGGAACGGAACTTCTAACTTTTCAGCTGGTCAAACTCCATTCGGTTTCTACGACACCGATACTGAGTTTGTTACTGATGCTAACAGAGTTGCTAAGTTCTGTGGCCAGAGACTAGGCTACCCTTTGATGGATGTAGAGCTGCAGTCAGGATCATTCTTTGCCTGCTTTGAAGAAGCAGTAACAACTTACGGCAACGAAGTATTCCAGTATAAAGTTAGAGAGAACTACCTCTCGATGGAAGGAGCCTCAAAAGCAGGAAGCTTTAACAATACTTTGATCCAGCCAACCTTAGGAAGGGTGATGGAGATCACTGAAAACTACGGAACTGAAGCAGGAGTAGGAGGAAACGTAACTAAGTACACCGGTTCGCTTTACGTCTCGGGCGGGGTACAGGTTTATGACTTAGATCAATGGGCTACAGCTCAAGGAATCACCGGAGGAATAGAGATTAGAAGAGTTTTCTTCGAAGCACCACCAGCAATCCTGCGTTACTTTGATCCTTACGCCGGTACGGGCACAGGCATCCAATCACTTATGGATGCATTTGACTTCGGATCATACTCTCCCGGTATTAACTTCCTGTTAATGCCCGCATACTACGATCTTTTAAAGGTTCAAGCTATTGAACTTAATGATCAGATCAGAAGATCAGCTTACACATTTGAACTTATCAACAATAAGCTAAGACTCTTCCCGGTCCCCAAGACGGACGGCTATATGATGTTCGAATATTTTAAGACAGATGATAGAAGAGCTGCAGTTTCCGGCTCCGGGGCTAACCTGATTACCAATATAGGGGAAGTTCCTTACGGTAACCCTACTTATGAAGGCATCAATTCAGTAGGCAGACAGTGGATATACAAATATACCTTAGCTCTATCTAAAGAATTGCTAGGATATATCCGGGGAAAGTACCAGCAAATCCCAGTTCCGGGGTCAAACACTGCTTTAAACCAGGCTGACCTGCTTTCGGATGCAAGGACAGAAAAAACCGAACTACTTACCCAGCTCAGAGATATGCTTGAGCAAACCTCCAGACGCAATCAGTTAGAGAGAAAGGCCAACGAAAGTGAATTTATTAAAACAACACTTCAGAGTGTGCCGCTAACTATTTTTGTAGGATGATACTGCTAGAAGAACTTTTAAGTGAGGTAGAATTCAGGATGTACAAGACTTATGTCTATGTAGAGTTCAATCCTGATACCGACATTACTACCATCGCCCAGCTAATCAGAAGCGTAGACAAGGTCGCAGTCGTGAATAACAAATCTAATAAGGAGGATGACAGACCAAGGGGTCTGCTATTGATAAAAATTATCACCACTAAGCCAGCCCTTGAGACCTTCCAGGAATTACAAAGAGCTGCAATGACTACAATCCCTGACCTAAAAAAATTCCAATTCTCTGAACGTCACATCGAGCAATCTGAGATATGAGTTTATTCGGCAGTCAAAACGATTTTAAACTGATCCGGAAAATGAACCGGGCCCTGCTTAGAGACATCATCCAGCAGGAAGCAGTTTACTATAAAATTTCATTAGAGGATACCCAGTCCAATATCTACGGAGAATCTCTTCATAAGACTTTCTTACCGCCTGTTCTTATCAATTGCCTACTAACGACCTCAGATCAGACAGCTACCGCAGATGAATTCGGTCCTGATATTCAGAGAACTCTTTCATTTGCTTTTCTGAGAGACGATCTAGTGGACGCAAGCCTGGTACCGGAGATCGGAGATATTATAATGCTATATGAGAACTACTACGAAGTAGATCTTGTAAAAGAAAATCAGTACTTCTTCGGTAAGGACGATTCTTACAACTACGGAAGAGGGGATAAGCACGGAGAGAGTATTTCAATAATCTGTGAGACTCATCTAACAAGAGCCGACAAGCTCGGAATACTACCGACTAGATAATGGCACAGCAGAAATCCAACAAACCTATTCCTAAAACTCAGTCCGAACTGACTAGGGAGCAGATCACTCCCTATGATGGACGAGGATTAGCTCCTGCTTCTAATAAGCAGAGCCGTGCGAACCAAATTTCTCTAAAAGACGATACGGTAAAGCTACCGATAATCGGGTTAAAAGATATTGATGAGGCTATCGTATTCTATTTTAAGAATGTAATAAAGCCATCGGTAATTCAAAACGGCGCTAAGATTGACGTACCGGTACTCTACGGATCACCTGAGAGATGGTCTTCAGTCCAGAAAGACGGCTTCTACAGAGACAAAGACGGAAAACTGCAAGTACCTCTTATCATGTTCAAGAAAAGTAACATCGAGAAGAATAGGAACCTAGGCAATAAGTTAGACGGTAACGAGGTTAACAACTTTGTGATTTATCAGAAAAAGTATTCAAAGAGAAATATATACGACAGGTTTTCACTCCTTGGGAACAGGAATCCTTCTGAAGAACTTTACGGAGTAGTCATTCCTGACTATGTTACGGTAACTTACCAGTGCGTTGTTTTCACCGACTACGTCGAGCAGTGTGATAAACTCATTGAGGCTTTGAACTTTGCTTCGGACTCATACTGGGGGGATAAAGACCGGTACAGGTTCCGGGCTATGATCGATTCTTTTACTCCTACTATTGAGATGGTCCAGGGCCAAGACCGAGGAGTAAAAGCTACTTTTAGCATTAAGTTAAATGGATATATAATTACAGATACGTATAATAGAGATAAGGCTAACCTTAAGAAATTTTACTCTAAATCCCAGCTCCTCTTTAGTGCTGAGACTGTAACCGATGTTAATGGAACACAGGTACAGTCTACGTCTTTTGAAAATAAAGGAGCAGTAAGATTCTACGATGGTCAGCTTAATGCACCTCAAATAATAACACAAATCGTAGCCGGTATGACAGCAGAAGAAATAGTGTACGTTTCGCTAAGAAATGCAACGATAGCGAATTCTAAATCCGGCAGTACTGCTACATTTACTAATAGAACGATTGTAACACCTCCAAGCGGATTTGCTGCAATTACAACTAAGGATTTTGAAGTTTATATTAACGGTAGAAGAGTGCCAGATTCTCAAATCACCTCAGTCACTCAAGTAGGTGCTGATATTGACGTATTACTTGATGTTGCAGGATTCTTTGAACAAGCTGGTGCAGTTTTACAGACAGTAGATGAAGTTTTACTTATAGGAAAGTTTAATTAAAATGTCAAGGATAGGCCTAAGAGAATTAGATCCATCAGGATCGTTAAATATAACAGGATCCTTCTCAGTTCAAGGGCAAACCGTACTGTATCAAACTGCAGTAAGCCAGAGTGCCTTGATAGTCTCAGGAGCTATAGAGATCGTAAAAGCACAGATTCAATCCCAAGTAGTTTCAGCCAGCCTAACAATTCAGAACCTAGGCACCCTTGCAGATCGAAGCAGTAATGCTAATTTAGATTTAGGAGGTTTTTATTGATATTTATATTAAGACTCAAACAGCACCACAAAAATGGCACAAAAAATATTATTACGTAGAGGCGGTATAGGAAACATTGGCAGCACCATCGCTGTAACGAAGGGTGAACTAATCTTTGCTTCAGGAAGTTCTGGCGGAGTAGAGAACATAGTTTTCATTGCTAATGCAGACGGCAACAATACCTTCACTCCTGTAAGCAGATTAGCCCAAGGTACTGCAGCAGCAAACTCGTTTAACTCTACACTAAACGGAACACCTTACTACAAGACTGACTCCCAGGCTCTCTTCATTCTTAATAATGCCGGCAGTACTGCATTAGACCTTTCAGGTAACTTAGAGGGTACTACTATCTCTAGCATCACTGCTACGGGTTCATTCAGCGGATCATTTACAGGCAACGGTTCAGGATTAACGAACCTCTCTCTAGCCAGCATCACCGCACCGGGCAGTACCACTGAAGTACTTTTTAACAACGCAGGAGCTATCGCAGCAACAAGTAACTTAAAAGTTACTGGAACAGCTTTAGATGCTACGACTTTAAATATTAATACAACCGGAAACATTACCGGTTCTAATTTAAAGCTAACCGGCAACGCTGAGATTAGCGGTAACGTAGTAATCGGAGGTAACATTACAGTAGGTGATGCCAATACCGACTTTATTAGCTTTGGAGGAGAGATATCTTCTTCAATTGTACCGGACATTGATAGTGCATTTGACCTGGGTAGTACTTCAAAAAGGTGGTTAAATATCTTCGGAGATAACGTAAGCGGGTCTACAGCTGTATTTGCAACAGGTATATCCTCTTCAGGATATCTCTATGCAGCAGGAGCTCTAGATATAGACGGCAACGCTACTATTGCAGGAACTCTAGCTGTAGCTACGGGAATCTCTTCCTCAACGTATCTTTACGCCGGAGGCAACCTAGACGTAGAAGGAACTTCAACATTAACAGGAAATACAACGGTAGGAGCTACACTAACCGTTACTACAGGAGTTTCTTCTTCGGGATATCTCTACGCTGGTGGCAACCTAGATGTAGATGGTAATACAGACCTAACAGGCACCCTTACAGTAGGAGGTCAAACAAACCTAAACGGAAATATTAACTTAGGAGATGCTGCAACAGATGTTATAGCATTCAAGGCCGATGTAAGTTCAAGTATTATTCCTTCTGTTAATGCCACCTTTAACATCGGTGGACCCTCAGATAAATGGTTACAGGGATACTTCGTAAGCGCCTCTATCGATAGCTTATTAGTCGGCGGAGTTAACCCAATGGCAATGACTCTTGACGACGTCATGAACAATGGTAATACTACCAACAATGATTTTGTCTTAAACAATAACGGTAACCAGTCCATCACCCACACCGGTGCTACTGGCAACCTATCGATATCTTCTCAAAACGGTAGCACCTTAATCGAAGGCACAACGTTTGCAGGCAACAACGTAACCATCCCCGGCAACCTCACGGTACAGGGTACGACTACGACGATCGATTCAACTACTGTCAACATCGGTGATAACATCATCGTTCTGAATGCTGTAGGAACAGTAGCTGACGGAGGTATACAGGTAGTAGATACAACAGGAACTGCCGGAACCGGTTCACTCCTTTGGAACGCTACTTCAGACTACTGGTATGCAGGGGTAAGCGGATCAACTCATTACAGGCTAACTACTTACGATAACGCTTCTCCTGCTGCTAACAGCATTCAGAAAGTAGACAGTAACGGAAGGTTAGTAGCATCATTAATAACCGACAACGGAAGTATTGTAACTGTAGCAGGAGCTATCAGCGGTAGTACAATCACTGCTTCTACAGGATTTGTAGCAACCGGATTAACAGGAGTTATTGATACTTCTTCTAGAGTAATCTTTAGAGACGGATCAAACAGATTAGGAGCTCTTGCAAACACAGACTCAGCTATAGAAGTATCAACACTAGTTGGATATAAAGCTGACGGAACTTTCGTAGCAACTTCGGTAATCGACGGAGGAACGTTCTAAAGAAACTTATTATAGATTAAGAGAGCCGGCAACAGCCGGCTTTCCTATTTATAAGAGTCTATATAGACATTTGCAGGTAAATACCCTTTAAAGAAGTTCCATCTCTATGGCCCAGAACATAAAACTGAAAAGATCTTCAGTATCAGGCAAAGTCCCTACCACCGCCCAGCTAGAGCCCGGTGAAATAGCCATCAACACCGCCGACGGTAAGCTATACTTTGAAAGAGACGATTCCAGCATCCAGACCATCGTCACTACTAATGCACTAATCACCGGTAGCTTAAATATTAACGGATCAGTAAATGTATCCGGAAGTTTAATAGCTTCAGGAAGCTTAACCGTTAGAGGAAGCGCTGCGGTAGTACAGGAGGGTATTTTAGTATCCGGTACGACTACCCTTACCGTTAAATCCATTAGTACAGGTTCATATGAAGGAGCCTTCTTAGACTACTTAATTGTAAGTGGAAGCAACAAAAGAGCCGGCACTCTGACCTCGGTCTGGACCGTTTCGGATATCGAATGGAAGGATGTCTCTACCCTAGATTTAGGGAGTACTGAAGGTGCAGAATTCACTCCGACTCTTGCCGGATCTAATGCTAACATAGTCTTAGCAGTACCGGCCGGAACCTGGACAGTAAAGGGTCACCTAAGATATATGTAACATATTTATATGAACAATAACAACCGTCCTTTGGATAGAGAAAAAGGAGTAAACTATGGCTAATAATAAGTTTGTTGCCCGGAACGGCATCCTATCGAAAGATGACTCGGTAATTTCCGGTAGCCTAGCTATCTCAGGAAGTCTTTCAGTCAGTATTGTCCCGGTTGATAA